AGATATGTACCAAAATACCCACCTGCGCTGACTTCAATAGCACCATCGTCAGCAATAGGTGCAGTGATTTGTGGTTGAATATCTGTTTCTGGCTTTTTGCGTACAAGTTCAAAGCCAAATAAATTAATACCTGCCATATTTTACTCCGATTATAACAAAATCAATTAAACATAAAAAATTATCTGATCTTAGACCCAAATTTTGCTGGTGCAGCAGGTCTCACTGGTCGAGCATTCGTATTTCTTCCACCAGCTGGTTTACTCACAGGTGTGAGACCGAGAGGTTTGGCTTGTGGATTTGATGTTGATCCAGTGAACTGCGATGATGGTCGCGGATTTTTCTTGCCACGAAATTGATCTCTCAAAGTTCGAACAGCGCGAGTGCTAGCATTAAAACTCGACGCTATTCTTGTGATGTTATTCACACCACGCGTGATATTATTGATCTTCCTTAAAAGGTCATTAAGGCTGCTCATATTTGATTCAATTATCCAACAAAGACTTCTGCAGAATTCCAATACTGATATTGGAACGTTACTGCGTATTCTTCGATTGCATCATTTGCATCCCAGCTGACATCGATTGGTGAAATATCTGTTGGGAACATATCAATGAAAGTATATGACTTGATAATGTTTCCTTGTTTACCATACTGATAAACTTCAGCATCAAATGTATATTGGCTATAGAATGCTTCAGCAAGATTACTTTCGTGACCGTTAATTCTTGCCATCCATTCTTCCAACTGATTGCGAATAACAAAGTCTTCATCATTGATCACTGTTACACTCCATTCAGGGAATGTTCTGTTTCCAGCAACCTTTACAGTTCTACCAAAATAAGGAATTTCAATCGTTCCTACTGTTGAGCCTGGAAGCTGTGCAGTTTTTGCAGTAAAAGTAAGTTTTTGATCAAAGACTGGAATATTGACTTCAAACAGATTTGGGCGTGCGCCGTCGAAAGGAAAATTTCCTTTAAAGTCTGTAATATTGAAAGGCATTGCGTTCTCCTGACTTTAGATTATTTATTAGAATCTACCAACGACTTCATCAAACGACACACCACTGCGAACTGCAACAAAGTTTAGTTGAATGAAATTGATGCTACGATTTGGCTTAACATAAATGTCACCAATAAACTCATTGCGATCGATCACATCCGATGTATTGTTTGTTGAGTTACAGACAACCTTGAAGTCTGTGATTCCACGACGACCCTTCACCGTTCTCAAAAATGGTTCAACAATTGATACGAACTGCGATCTTGTAAACTCGTCGTTAAATTCGAAGAGTTGTGCCTTCGCAGCACGTGCAATTGCTTTCTCGAGAGTAATAAACAATCTGCGAACATTGATGCGATCAAATGCACTTGGCTTCGATAGCAATGTCTTATCGCCGAATAGTAGAGTACCCTCACCAGCAAACGATACAACAGGATTGACGCCGTTCTTATAGAGCGTATCTCTGTCGGTCTTCACTGGATAATATGCAAGTTTAATTACGTTCTTGATTTGACCACGTGATGCGCCAGCTGGTGAATACCATGCATCTCTTTCAAGGTCTGTGCGAACACAGAGACCAGCAACGTCACCATTAAGTGGAATCCAACGATACTTGTCGTTGTACTTGTCGTATTGATATTTCCAACCGCTATCCATCACTGCGTATGAAGAGCTGACGTTTGAAAGAGCATTCTTACGATAGTTGACAACGTCGTCAGTTGGTGTTGACGATGTTACATTAGCAAGAGTTGGTGATACGAATACAACGCAGTCCTTACGAACTTCAGCAACGCTGTTGATTGCATAGAGCTGGACTTGAGCATTTGCGTCTCCAGTCATAACAAGCGATACATCGATCTGATCAGAGTCGATAAACTTGCTATATCCTGTTTGAACATTTGCTGCTACTGGGAATCCATCAGCACCACCGCTGAGTGACACAGTGTGAATTGCTGTGACGTTAGCGAGTTGAGCAAATGTCTTGCCAGCAGAAACAGTACCCCAAGTTGCTGAGGTGTTTGCTGCGTCTGGATGATCCATCCAGTAGACGTACTTTGACTTTCTCCAAAGAACATCTTTGTAATAATTTGAATTGCCGACGCTATCTTTTGCATCAGATGCTTTTGATAGGAATGGATAGGTTTCTAGAACCGTACCTGAGGTTCCTGTGAACAATCCGTCTTCATCGACAACTACGATATGCAATTCGTCATTCGCACCGCTTACGTTTGATACGAATGCTGAGGTGCCTGGAGCAGAATCGAAATAGTTCTTATATGTCCAAGAGTTGAATGCAGTTGCGTCAGTGTTTGCCCAAACGCTAACCTTAAGAGAGTCGCCAAGTGCACCAGCGTATCTTGCTGCCCATGCACCAGAAGCTGCAGTGTTTGAAGAATAGTAAGAGGTGAAGTATTCATCTTCATTCTTAATCAAGAATGAAGTGTTTCCTGATGATGTTGCAGTTCTTGTGTTTGAGCCGTTTACTGCGCGAACAACACGAAGGTCGTTGCCATAGGTCAAAAAGTTTGCACAAGTAAAGAATGAAACTGCGGTATTGTTGTCTGGTTTACCAAAAACTTCTACAAGTCGAACTTCATTTTCAACCTGTCTTGCAATCTCGGCTGGACCCCATTGAAAAATTCCTGCGAAGGCGCCAGTTGTTGTTCCAGTTGATGGAACGACGGTTGTTAAGTCAATTTCAGAAGTAACAACACCAGGAGATAATTGAAAAGCCATGTTTATGCTCCTATGCATGGAGAATTAAGAAAATCTACGAAATTATTTAGTAAAAAGAGGATTTGTAGAATTTTAATGAACACCCCATTTTTCGTTCTGAACAATGTTCCAAACAGCTCCATCGTGTACAAAAGAATCGCTTTTCTCGTCGGCGACATTCGTCAAAGGTAGCGGAAGCATCTCATTTTCGATTTGTCGCATCTGTTCTTCGTGGAGATGCTTCTTAATATTTGTGTCGCTGAGTTCGGAGAAGAAGTTTTGACTTGTACACCAAGAGAATAAGACCAAACACATCACCAGATCATCATGACTTCCTTCTTCAGCCTCGAAACTTGTTCCTCGAGCAATAAAAGTCGATAACTCCGAGATTGTTTCGAAATCTTGAATCAAAATTTGTTGAGATTCAATCAGATTCTTCAAAACCGAGCATCCGAGACGTTTAACGGATTTAGTTGTTCGAATACCTCGATCAGACTTCTTACCATATCCCCATGTAAGACTCATTCTATTTTTAATTTCGACCGTCGAAAGAATGTTTTCATACTCATAATCTTCGAATAAAGAGTCGACAACTTGCTGACCATTATCGTTGATCTCGACGAGAACATAGGCACCGTTATAATACTCAGCCATTCTCTTAATAATACTCGGATAAACAAGAGGGCTGATGTTATTATCTTTATAGGTCGCGACCAGAGTATATGGAATCTTCGATATATCTACCACAACGAAAGCCGAGTAGTCTAAACCCTTACCTCGAGATGTATCAGCCACAATGATGTAATTTCTTCCAGTTACTGGTTGATGATAAATCGAAATTCCGCTTTCTGTTTTGCTTAATGGTGTCACAAATGCAAGACTTTTAAGCCCTGCTGCTGAGATAAGAGTTCCAGAAGAACCCATAAATTCACATTCAACTTCTTGATAGTATTTTTGATCACCAAGAACTCGCCGCTGCTCATCCGCCCATCTTTGATCTCGACCTGGAACCTGTCTCCAATTGGCTTCAATATGCATGAACCCATTGTGACCTTCTGTTGCTTCTGTCCACATTTTATAAAAGTGATTCATTCCATTCGGAGTTGAAGAGATTAGAATCTTAGAGGACTGACCAGAAGAAATCGTAGGATATACAGAGGTGAAGAATTCTTCAGCAATGTTACTTGGAACGAATGCAAATTCGTCAAGATATAGAAGCGAAATAGAGTAACCACGAATTGCGCTTGAGGCAGTAGACGTTGCCATCACACGGCAGTTATTCTCAAGTTCAATGTCACCCTTGTTCCAAACTTTAACGCCTTGTTGAATCCAAAGTGGTAATGCTTCATATGCAATCTTGATGCGACTTAAAATTTCACGCGCTGTTGGTGCTTTGTTTGCTAGAATTGCGACAAGTTTATCTTGATTGAACAAGATGTACCAAAGAATATATCCAACAACCATGGTTGTTTTGCCAAGCTGACGTCCTGCTTTTAATATTACACGACGATTTTCGTTAATATCTGCAATGGCTTCTTTCTGAAACGGATACAATGAGATATTCACAAAACCTTTATCAAGTGTAATGATCTTCACATAACGCTCGATAAAATAAATCGGATCTTCTGAGCAACGCAAAAACTCACGGACTTCATCCTCCGTAAGTGATACTGGCATATTGACTCGTTTTAAATTGGGATTACCAAGATAATTTTTAATTTTAGCTGGCAGATTCATTCTTTAATTTCTTTAGCAACTCAGTTGTAGATCCAACAAAAACTGCTTTATCAACATTAATATTTGTTTGTGTTGCTTCTTTTGGTTTTAAATCATGTTGTTGTTTCTGAAGAATCATGAGTTTCTCTGTGACATCAGAGAGATTCTTGATCATATTTGCAGCAACTTCATATGCTCTTGGGTGTTGTGATTCTCGAGCAACTTCAAGAATACCGTCAAGGGCTTCGTTGCCTTTTTCAATGAGGTTGTAATAATTTGCACGAGAATAATTCGCGTCTGGATTTTCAGAAGAATCTTGATGAACTGTTATGGGCTTGTCTTCTTTTACAACAGGTACATAATCAGTGTTTAGAATTTCTGCTAGGTTTTTATCTGTTTCGCTCATAAATTATGAAATGTTAGGTGCACTTTCTATTGCTATGTCAAATCCAAATGCAGTATTTGCATTTGCTGTGTTTGGGTCTGGTGTGACTGTAATGCTATTTAACTGATAATCTGCAGCAGATCTATAACTTGATAAGACATATGATGTATTTGTTACAGCTCCAGTTACTCTTGTATTCACATCAAATGATCCAGAAATATCATTCACAATCAATGTATTTGCGACAGTATCCCATGAAGAGACAAATCCACTGGCAGATGCACCGTCAACATTTCTTCCTTGATAAACCAACTCACCTGCTTGATAATCTCCAGTTCCACTTGACATTAAGAATGCTTGTGGACCTGTATTGCTTGTATTAAATTGGAATGTATTTGCTGTTGATTGACGAATGACTCTCACGTTACTTTCTGGTCCATACAAATATCCACGCATCTGGAATCCAAGACTCCATTGTAATATTCGTAATTCTTGTGGTGGACCATCAGAACCACTAGAATTATAATCAACACTTTGAAGTATTAGTGGAACGTCTACTGGATTGCCAATGTCTACCAAATTTAATGTCATTGTGTAATCAGGATTAAAATATGGTAGAATTTGTTCAATCAATTGCGTTCCATCTTCTGTATTGCGAACATAGATGTACAATTGAAAGTTAAAATTGTATGGTGCCATCGTAACAGTTTTAAGTGACGTATCATCTAATGCACCAAATTGTCGAATGTATGGAGAAATTTTACGAGAAGGATCATATGCAATAGAACTCAATTCAAATGACATTCTAGGCAAAGTGATTTGAACTTCTTTTTCGAGTTTTGGATCTTGAGTGATGCGCTGATAAAACTTTTCTTTAGTGACATAATTTAACGGCACTGTAATTCTTTCAATTTCAGTTGTACCTGCTAAATTATAACGATGTAATCTTAAATTATTGAACATGGTGCCGAATGCGACGACCATCTTTCGAGTAATTCTGTGATAAAAATGTTGATTTGATAACATCAGAAATTCTCGTCTGTAGTTCCGAATGGATTTGTTTCAGTCCAATCAAGAATGTTATCTGCTTCTGTTTCAATGAGAACGTTGTTATCAAACAGATCTGGTTTGTTCTCTTGTGGATTTCCACTTGCAAGAAACCAAGCTGCGCCTGATGTAGTGCTTCTTACAATTGAGTTTGCAGCAAATGATCCTTTGATATTTCTAAGAGTTAACTTTCCAGTTGGACGATCCCAACTTGAAACATACGCTTTCGCAGTTGCTGTTTCAAGAGTGAGTCCTTGATAAACAATCTCGTGCTCAAGATAAGTTCCAAATCCACCTGCCTGCATTGTATACTCAATACCGAAGGCGCGACTGTCTGCAACGTTGTCAATTTCTTCAATTCCAGTTGTAAGTCGTTCGCCATTATATCTAAAGACTTCGAGATTTAGTCCGTACATATACGGTGCTTGTTTACCTGCTTGGAAGAAGTTTTTTTCTTCTTCAACAAATCTGATTTCAAGTAACTTCTTTTGAACACGAAGATAAATCAAATCACCTTCTTTTGGGACATTGCGAACTGCGGTTGGAACATTTCTTTCAAATGTTCTACGAGCCACAGCAACTCGAGCTTCTTTTTGAATTTGCAAACCAAACTTAGAGAAAAATTCTTGATTGCCTTCGAAGTCTTGAAATGACTCGAGATACATCTCTAATGAGTAGGCTGTTGAAAATGATTTGACTGGATCATCGCCAAATAAATCATCAAGTTCAGATTGAGATTCTCTTGGGATATAATAAACATCAATTCCATGATTCTTGATTGACTCAATGATCATGTCCTCAATGAGGAACTGCTCACGAGTTGCATCTTGATTGTTAAAGTATACTGATGTGCCCATTTTTATCCCACAATCATCATTGGTGGATATTCATAAATGTCTCGAAGTTTCTGCTCGAGCAATTCAACTTCTTGTGTTGCATCTCTGAGAATTGCTTCTCCATTGACGACCAAACCACCAGGAAGTGCATAGTTTGCATACTTACTTAAATTTGCACCCCATTGTTTCTTGAAGAGTGCAGCTGTATATTCTTTTACCCAAGAATCATTATAAATTTTTGTATAAACTGTCGGATCGATAATTCTTTGTGCTTGCATCACAATATAATCATTCTCAGATAATCTTGCATTCCAGTCCATGTAGATTGTCACGCGATTCACAGTTTTGTTATATCTAAATGGAACTTCTCCAGTCACGATCATATCAAGCATCGCAAGATGCGTGCGAGCGATGTAATAGTAAGTGTAACTTGATGCAGTTAAACTGTAGAAGTCATTGAGGCGAAGCTGATAATTGATATCAAAGATGTTAAATCCTTGACCATTTTGAGAACTGACGCTATCGCCAGTGATAGGCATAATTCGAGTAATTCCGACGATATTATCGGAGACGTCGACGTAGCCGTTAGCAAGATTATTTGCAGTTAACTGAGTCGCAAGATATATTTCTTCTGTTCCATCGTAGTGATAGTCACGATACTTTTGTAAAGCATCGTCAATGCGATCTTCCAATTGATCGTCGTCGACATTAATGTCGATAACTGGAAATCCAAGTTTACGAAGAGCGTAATCTTTAAGTTGTTCGCGAGTTGATGGAGATGCCATTTGAGACCTCAGTTTTTATTCTATATTTAGGTTATGCCCTATTTAAATTTGGAATCCACCAGAGCCTAATCCTCTTGCAACTGTAAGCGACCCCACGCTAACTGCATTAAAATCAGTTGAGAATGGAAATTTATCAATAGTGGAGACGTTTGTGTAGGAGGGTGGCGCATTTCCTCCATTAGTGTATCCCTCAACAGTTGAAGATGATCCAGATCCAGTCCATCTAGCTGCAGTTAAACTCCCTACGCTAGTAGCATTCGAATCAGACGCAAATAAAAATTTTTGAATTGTTGCCCCTGAGGTTCCAGGTGGCCAAGTTCCACCACCACTAGAATAACCATGAGTGGTGGAAGATTGTCCAGTGTGTCGAGTAGATGCGCTGGCTAGATCACCAACATCAGACGCTAATGCATAACTTGTAGCAGCCATTGGAAATTTATCGATAACATTCAATGCTGTTGCGCCACTAGTAGGTTCCCCACCTGAGTTATATGCATGAGTTGTTGATGATTGACCAGCAGCAAATCCACGAGCTACGCTTAAATCCCCAATATCAAATGAAAAACTATCCACAGAAAAGGGAATTTTTTGTATAATATTGCTTGATGTTGGGTAAACGCTGCCAGCACCAAATCCTAATCCGAATTGTTTAGATGAACTGCCACCACTAGTGTACACAACCTCGCTCAAATCACCAACATCTGAAGCATTACCTGCATATGCAAATGCAAATTTATCTATTGTATTTGTTGAAGGTCCACCAGTTGCACCACCAGAAGTATATCCATGCAAATCAGAAGATTGAGACGTTGCGCCATATCTACCTTGAGTTAAGTCTCCATGATCTGTTGCATTTGAAGTAGAAGTAGCAAAAGGATATTTGTCAATAACATTTGATGATCCACCTGGCATTATGTATCCACCAGAAGCAAATCCTGCCACCGATCCTTGAAATGATCCTTCACGCAGTAATGATTCTGCTTTGATCGATCCATCAAACACGAGCCCGCCTGAACCTTCTTGAATCGTGTATGATCCGATCATAATTTTATTATTGTAAACTTTAATAGCCATTAGTCTTGTTGTCCACTCATATATCCACGAGATTGAGTAAGATCGCCAAGATCAACGCAAAGATATGCACCGTCGCTGGCAGAAAATGGAAACTTATCAATAGTGTTCTGAACCGTATATGGCGCAACAGCACCACCTGCAGTGAAACCATGAGTTGTACTAGAAGTTCCAGCTGCACCGTACCTACCTTGAGTCAAATCAGCAATATCAGAAGAATTTTGATTTGTGATAAATGAAAACCTTTGAATCACATTGCTAACAGTTCCTGGCCAACCACCACCAGTCACATAACCATGATGTTGAGAAGAAATGCCTGAGGCGATTTGATATGCAGAAGCAGATAAGATATCTCCAATATCTGTTGCATTTGCGTCCGATGCGAATGGAAATTTGTCAATGACATTTGAACTGGTTCCGCCAGCAGTATATCCATGAGTAGTTGATGAATGTCCAGTTGAATAATATCTTGCTTGAGATAAACTTCCAACAGAGGTGGCGTTTAAATCAACAGCAAATGGAAATTTGTCGATCGTTGCTCTAGTTGGCGGTGTGATGCCACCGCTGCTATATCCTGCAGTATTTGAAGATTGACCAACTGGACCATATCGACCTTGTGTCAAATCACCAACATCTGTTGCATTACTGTGTATTGCAAATGGGAATTTGTCAATTACATTACTAAATGGTGGTCCCAGATATCCACCTGTTGAATAACCATAGGTTGCTGATGATTGAGACGCCAACAAACATCTGGCTTGAGTTAAATCTCCAACGTCAGTTGCATTAGACAATGCAAACACAAAAGAAAATTTGTCAATAACGTTAGATCCAGGAGGAAGCCATCCTCCACTCGTATATCCTGCCACAGTTCCTTGGAATGGATAGTTTAATGCTTCGATTGAAGTGGCGGTCAACGTTCCCATGGAATTTGAATAAGATGATTTGACAGAAATTCCAATGTTGTCAACTGATAAACTATAGTTGCCGAAATCAATTCTATTGTCGTAAATGCGAATGGTCATACTTGATGCCCCACGCTTTGTCTCGCTTGAGTCAAATCACCAATATCAGTTGCATTTGCATCTGTAAAAAACGGAAATTTATCGATAACATTACTGTAGCCACCTGGCCACGAAGGAACGTAATGACCGCCTGTGGAATATCCATTAGTTGTTGATGAAGAACCAGCAAGCCCAGATCTTTGAAGAGACAAAGTTCCAATAGAAGTTGCATTTGTATCGGCAGCAAATGGCCATTTATCTATGATATTAACACTCGCGCTTGGTGGGGTGCCATTAAATAAATTTCCGCCAACAGTATATCCATTTGTTGCAGAAGAAACGCCTCCTGGATAGTATCTTGCTTGAGATAAGTTTCCTACATCTACTGCATTTGTGTCAGTGGCAAAGGGAAATTTATCGATAGTGTCTCTACTAGTATATGGAGGATATGTTAATCCACCAGAAACATATCCACTGACGCTAGAATTATGTCCAGCGACGCCAAATCTTGCTTGAGTTAAATCGCCAACATCAGTTGCGTTTTGATTTACGCTAAATGGAAATTTGTCAATAACATTAGAATCAACCGAAGTTAATCCACCGCTACTATAACCGTGTGTTGTAGAGGATTGACCTGAATGAGATCTAACTGAAGTTGTAGTATCAGAAATATCTGTTGCATTTNCATCTACAGCAAACGGAAATCTATCAATGGTGTTAACGTTACTCCCATTATAACCTGCAGAATGATAGCCATGTGTTTTTGAAGATTGCGATGCACCAAAAAATCTTGCTTGGCTTAAATTGCCAACTGGAGTTGCGTTCGCATCAGTTGCGAATGGAAATTTATCAATAGTTGCTAATGCGCCACCATTGTATCCACTGCTCGCATAACCAGATATTGTCCCTTGAAAAAGATTTATAAAGTTTGATGCAACTATTCTCCCGTCAAAGGAAAATCCAGTGGGAGTAGCATAAAGAGTATAATCGTCAAATTGTATTCTATCTTTTTGAACACGGATCATAGATCGTCTACTGCTTCTTGAAGTGCTTTAAATGCTTCTGGCTCGTTCATTTGCAACTTCATAAGCAGATTGATCAATTCACTCTTATCCAATTCAGATATTTTTTGAGCAAGAATAATTTCCATTTTAACCAGCTGTATTTTTTGCTACAAATCCATCATACCATGATTCTGCAGCTGTTTGCACCTGTTCACTTGTAAGTTGAGCACCACCGACTGGAGACTCACCATCATCGCCATGCATTGGGCTGGCAGCATGTATTGCAAGTGCTCGAGTAACAAATTGCTCTTTTGTAAGATAGTTAATTGTATCTGGCACATAGTGATCTGGATTTTCTTCAATCCAGCCAATATAGGTGTGATCACTTGGGTTAAACCAGTGACCGCGATCGTCGATAAACTCTGGCACTAGGCGACGATGACCTTGTTTATGTAACTTGTATTCTGCAACAGGCATTTATTCTTCCTCTTTCTTTTCGAGCAATGCTACCTTATTTGAATAAGAAAATTCCTCAATTGGTTCGCTGCTGAATCCTTGTAGTTTCATTCTAGCAACGTCAACTTTATAAACATCAGCCAATTCGTCAACCAACTTATCAACAAATTCGTACAATCCGCTTACGTCCCATGTTTGTTGTTTGGCTTCATTTTCAACATAGGCTCGAAGAACTGCCTGCAACTTCATTGGATTCACACCAATCTGTTCGACGTATTCTTGTTCACCTTTCGAAATACTACCAAACTGACGAACATCACGAATGCATTGTACAATTGAACGTTTTAGGTGACTCTTTGTTTCTTCTTTCTCAATATCATGTTCAGTGAAACCAGAAACCTTCGCTTTTAATTCTTCGTAAAGAGCATTCAACGTAAGAACGTCTTTCATTGCTCCTTCAACGTAACTCATACCTTCAGCCAAACCCTCTTTAAGTTTCGTGAGTTTAACTTTTAATTCTACTTCGCGCCAATAATCGAGACCCTCTTTTTGAAGTTCTTCTTCAATTTTACGAATCTTAATCTCAACCTCAACATGGCGCCATTTGGCTTCGTTCAATGCGGCTTTCTTTTTAGCCATCTCAGCAGCAATCTGACGCATATTCTTATATGGTGCATGATAACTGAGATTTAGATGCTTCCAAGACCACTGAGAGTGACTATGATTCCAAATGCTTTGCAACTCTTCGACGTTTTGAATCGCCTTATCGACTTTCGTAGAGTTGACAAGCAACGAAGTGTTACCGAAACTTTGTATTGCCTTTACAGTACCTCGCCCAAAAACATAACTCATTGGGACTTTGAGTTCTGAGGAT